ATTGCAGAAACGGCATCATCTCCGCGCCAATAGTCGCGCACTGATGCTTAGTCAAATGGCGGCGAACAAGATTCATGCTGTTAACGAAGAGCACTGGAGAGCATCCGTTGAGCGGGGCTTCTGCGAAGCGGGGAGCAATCCCTGCGAGTTTGCACGCGGCGAGGCGGTTGCGCCCATCCAGAATCGAATTGTCGTGCAGCCATATCGGCTCCAGTTGCCCGTTGCGCTCGATATCCTCCGCAAGTTTCAGGAGTTCTTCCTCGCTCATCATGGGGAACAGTTCTGCTGCGGGATGAACCGGATACTCGATGTCGGCCATGGCTGCATTATACAGAATCGTGAAGATCCTTTAGTCTCAGTACCTTAGGTTCCAGATCCAGTACTAATCGTTAAATGCCCACCGCCGTGCTCGATAAATTCCGTAACCTTCTCGGCCTGAGCCGCAAAGAAGTGCCGATCATCCACGACGGCGGCTCGAACGAACCGTCGATCCGCGTCTACGGCTCCACGACCACGTACGGGATGCCTGCCGCGCAATGGACCGCCGAGGGCTACCAGCATTACGCACGTGAAGGTTATGGGCGAAATAGTGATGTTTTTGCGTGCATCAGCCTGATTAGTTCGGCAGCTAAACAAGTCCGGTGGGCCGATGGGCGCACCGGGTCGAAATGCCTGCAATCGCCCGAGGCGCTGGCCGAATCGCTCGGACTGGATGTGCCGTTTGTTAAGAAGTTGCACGGCGAAGAATGGCGCACGAAGCTCGAATCGATGGTCAAGCCGAACGCGAGCGCGGCACTGCTCGACAAGGTGGGCGGCGCGGCGTTCATCGAAAGCTGGATCTCGCACATGCTGCTTTCGGGCAATGCGTTTATCGAGGTAATCCGCGTCAACGGCGCGATCAAGATGCTGTACCTCGATAATCCCGGCCTGATGAAAGCCGAACTCAACCGCAATGCGCTGCACGAAGACAAGATCGTGGACCACTGGCGGGTCGGCGACGGGTTCGGCCACTGGCGTCTGATCAAGCCGTGGGCGCGCGATCTCAAAGAGAACGAAAACATCGTCCAGTCGCGCATGTTTACGCCCGCCTACAGCGCGTACGGCATGCCGCCGCTCGCCGCCGCCATGATGCGTGTGGATTTCCAGAATGAGGGGCAAACCTTACTCAAGCGCATATTGCAGCGCGGGTACGTTCCCGGCTGGATCGAGGCCAGAGAAAACAGCGAATGGTCAGATGAGCACGTTGCCGCATTGAAGGAGCAGGTGCGGAACAGCAAGGTGCGCGGCGAGGAGTTGTTCCTCGAAAATGCGATCTGGCATCCGATGGGATTCGAGCCGATGAACAGCGGCAGTGCCGATCATCATCTGCTGACGAAGCGTGACATTGCAAGCGTCTTTCACGTCGACCCGGCCCTCATCGGCGATACAACGGCAAGGACTTACGCGACTTATCGCGAAAGCAGGCGCGGGCTGTACATGGAATGCGTTGTGCCGATTTTGTCGCAACTCCGCGACGACTGGAACCGCACGATCGGTACTGAGTTGGGCTCGCCGCTGGACTTCGACCGCGATTCGTTCGACGCCATATCGGCGGCGCGTGAGGAAGCGTGCGATCGCGCGGTGAAGTTGTTTAGCACCGGCCTGATCACGCGGGCCGAGGCGCGGTCGGATCTGGAATACGGGCCAGCCAAACCTACCGATGAATTCTTCGGGCCAGCGAATTTAGTCCCGATGGAAGCGGACGCGGACACCGAAGCCGAGGTGTAGTTGCGTGGCAGAGGACGTATCCGTACTGCTCGACAAGCTGAACGCACTCACGCGCGAGCGCAACATCGCGATGGACGAACGCAACAAAGCGGTGGAAGCGGCGACGAAGCTGATCGAGCGGGTACACGGCGATGTCGGGCGCTGCAAGGCGTGTCTGAAGCTCATCTACTGGGTGCGCCATCGCGAGGGGCCGATTACGGCGTACGACCGCGACGGCATCATGCACGTTACGCGATGCCCGCACGCCAAAGAGTTCAGCCGTGGGCCGCGCCAGCAGGCGTTATACGAGGGAATGCGTTAGTGGGTGCTGTAGCGGTAGAAGTACTGCGCGACGAAACGAAGGCAGCGTCGATCGTGCAGTCGCGCGTCTGGCGCGCGTTCGATACCTTCGTGGAATCCTCCGTTCCGCGATGGTCGGGCCGCGCCGGCGCGATCCTCAACTCGGAGGGCAACCGTTCGGCGAAGGCGTACGCGGATCACGGCGCGGGCGCCGCGATCGCCGCGGTGGACGACAAGGAATGGCAGCAGTTCATCCGCGCGTTGTGGCTGACTGTGGTACCGGATGCGGGCGAGTTGATCATGCCGTATCTGCCGGTGGCGAAGATTAGCACGGCGCTGGCGACCAAAGCCGTCATGTCGCCGCTGGTGCAGGCCGCGGTCGAGTGGATACGCGCCAACGGCGTGAGCGAGGCGACGCTGATCGGCAATGCGTCGCGCAAGAACCTCGCAAAGCAGATACGAATCGGCGTGCAGAAAAACGAATCGCCCGAGCAGATCGCCGCACGCATACGGAAGCATTACAAGTCGATCAGTCCCGAGCGCGCCGCCACGATCGCGCGCACCGAGGTGCACGCCGCGGCGAATTACGGGTCACTGAGCGGCGCGAAGGAAGCGGACCAGTCGCTCGAAAAGATCTGGGTGGATACGCCGGACGGGCGCACGCGGGACGCGCATGTCGGCGCGGGCGGGCAGAAGCGGCGGTTGAACGAACCGTTCACGGTGGACGGCGAGAAGCTGATGCATCCCGGCGATTCCTCGATGGGTGCGAGCGCCGAGAACCTTGTCAATTGCAGATGCCATTTGTTTTACGTGTCTGGTCGAAGGACCGTGCCGGTTAAGCCGCGGGTCGCGGCGTAAGGAGAGGTCATGGAATACACGAAGCCGTTTGACTGCGAGATGAAGCAACTGGCGGACGACGAGGAGCCGGGGACATTCGAGGCGTACATCTCGACTTTTAAGAACATCGACCGGCAGCGCGACATCGTGATGCCGGGTGCCTTCGACCGCACGATCAAAGAAACGCGCGGCAAGCTGCCGGTGCTCATGGGCCATCAGATGGGCCGCATCGTCGGCTTCGGCATGAGCGCGGAAACGGACTCGAAAGGTCTGAAGGTGCGCGGCCAGTTCACGCTGAATAGCGATGAAGGGAAAAACGCACACGCAGTTGCGCTCCATGCGAGCAAGTTAAAGCATTCGCTTGGTATGTCGATCGGATACGCAATCCCCGAGGGCGGCGCGGAATACGACGAGAAGCGTGGCATCCGCAAATTGCACGACATAGATTTGCTTGAGTACAGCATCGCGTGCGTACCGGCCAACGACCGGGCGCATATGCTCGGTGTCAAGAGTGGCGCGATGACGGTGACAGAGATCGAAGATGCTCTGCGCGACAAAGGTTTTTCCCGCAATGAAGCCAAGCGCATCATTGCGGAATGTAAGGCGCTGCGTGACGCCGCGCCGGAAGAAGCGGAAGACGCTCTGCGTGACGCATGGGCGGCGGAACTGCGCGACAGTTGCGCGAAAGCGCGCGGCGCGCTGCTGGTCAATTCATTTCGTGAGGTGAAAGCGTCATGCCTGCAACAGGGGTAATGATGAGTCCCGACGAGATCACCGAGGTCAAGAAGGTACTCGATGAGTTCGGGAATCAGTATGCACAAGTAAAAGAGGAAGTGGCGAAGTTTGGCAAAGCCAACTCCACTACTCTCGAAAAAATAGACAAACTCAACGACGCGATGGCCGAGATGCACAAGAGGCATACCGACCAGACGAAGCGCGCCGACGACCTTGAAATCAAGCTGAACGAGAAGCGGCGCGAACTGGAAGCGCCGAAGAGTATCGGCGAGATCGTGATCAGCGATCCCGGTTTCATCGCACACGCCAAGAGCGGCTCGCGGCAGGGCTACACGGTAGCCATACCGCGCCATATCAAGGACATTACGGGCGCATCGCGCACCGTGCCGGATCGCCTGCCGCAAGTCGTCGGCGGGCCGCGCCTTGTAACCGGCGTGCGGCAACTGGTGCCGCAGGGAAGCACGACG